CTAACCCCGAACATCAGGTAGAGACAGGAGGGTAGGATGAGTGACCTAGTGCAGCGAGCGAAGGAACTGGCCTATCGGGCGCACGCCGGGCAGGTAGACAAGGCTGGGCGTCCGTACATCGAGCATGTGGCGCGCGTGGCTGCTGCGGTGTCTAATGATCCGGAGGCCGAGGCGGTCGCATGGCTGCATGATGTTCCTGAAGATTGCCCAAGGCACATTCACGAGGTTGAATGGTTTCCGAGCAAGGTAAAGATTGGCGTGATTCTGCTAATGCGGGTGGCGCATGGGGCCGTCGCTGACCGCCGCTATTACGAGGCAATCAAGGGCAATCCCCTAGCCATCCGCGTCAAGCTCGCCGACATCGCCGACAACAGCGACGAGGCTAGGCTTGCACTGCTAGACCCAAAGACCGCCGACCGCCTGCGCAGGAAGTACAGGCGCGCACTGGAAATGCTCGGCCAACAACAAACAACGCCGCCGCTCGGCGGGTAGGGTAGAATGATGGACCGCAGGACAGTAATATTCCCAGCATTTTTCGGCGGGGCTTGCTTTATGGGCTCAATTTTTATCCTAGGCCGTGGCGAGTATTTTATGGGCGCCATAACGCTTGCTGCCAGCATTGCTCTGGCTTACATCGGCGAGCGAGCAATGAATGCTTGGGTAGAGTCATGGGAGAAAACGTTGGGGATCAAGAAATGATCTGCGAATCCCCCGACTGCTGCCAGGTGGCCTTATCTACGCTGACGACGGCGTGTTCTCGGCACTGTCTCTGCGGATCGTGCGTAGAGCAGGTCTTCGGGATCGTGACCCAGGAGCCGGACGAGGTTGGCGAGGCGCTGGCGGTGTTCCCATGCTGACTGAATCAGAAGCCGTTACCCTAGTGGACTCCGGCTATAACGTTGAGGAACTGGGCGAGGCTGCCGGCATCGGTCGGCGTGAGGCCCAGGCGCTCCATAACCGTTGTATCCGCCAGCTAGACCGCGAGGCCAGAGAGGCTAAGCAGCGCGCGGACTGGGACAAGGCTACGCGGCGCCGGATGGTGTTGCGGGAATTGCAGCAAGACTTGGCCGGTTTGCGGAACAGCGCGCGTTGTAGGTGATATGGCAGACAAGAGGACTGGCAGTGGCGCTCTATCAGGTAAAAGTCTGGACCGTTGTGTATGTCGAAGCCGAGACGGAATCGGATGCTATTGAGGTGGCAGATGAGTACATGCATAACATCTTGCAGTCAGAGGCAGAATGGGAGGTTGAGCCTGACTACGAGGTCACATCAATCCGTGATGTAAGGCATGGGTGGGATAGCGACTGCTACCCCTACAGCCGGCGAACAGTGAAGCTCCGCACGATTGGCGAAGTTCTAGACCTATGACCGACGTAAAGCACGCACACGACGCAGGCTACTGGGCGAGGACGTTCAGTCGTCCGATCACGTCCTGTCCTATGTTCGCGTGTGGTGAACTGGGCCAGCCCGAGCGCGACGCATGGCGCACCGGCTGGCGGAAGGCTGACGAGGATTTGAAGCGTGGCAGAGCCGAGTAACATTCGCCCGAAGGATTGGCAGCAGACCGGCAATGGGCGCCTATCTGAGAAGCAGCGGCGCATGTTTAATGCGGTGTGTCATGACTTGCAGCAAATCCACTGGCACGGCAACAAACTGAACAACGACGACTGGCGCCACCTGTTTAGTGCTGTAGCGGCAGGGCAGCGGATGATGCCGGGGTGGCAGTACGACGACGGGCGACCGCCTGGATTCATCATGTTAGGTAAGTCGTCCCTGTCGCTGACGCGTTCTCAAGCGTCCGACGCAATCACCATGGCAATCCAGCTAGGCGACGACCCGGAATCACAAGGCATCCAGGCTAAACCCGTGGTCTGGAGCGATACGGTTCTGCACGGGATGGGGTTTGGGGAGTTGTAGTGGATTATTACAACGACATGGAGCCGTATTCCTTCGAGTCGCTAAACTCCCTAGTAGCCGCTGGCGAAATACCTACCGGAGCTGTTGATGGACGATGCATCGAAGACATTAAGCCAGGAGACCTCGCAGGCTTTGAGCGTTTCCATTTCTTCGCGGGGATTGCGGGCTGGGCCGTTGCCTTGGAGATTGCCGGATGGCCGCCAGGTATCCGCACATGGACTGGTTCGTGCCCTTGCCAACCTTTCAGCGCGGCAGGTAAAGGAGCTGGGCTTGACGATCAGCGGCATGTCTGGCCGTCCTGGCTCCATCTTATCCGAGAGTGCCGCCCTCCAATCATCCTTGGAGAGCAGGTTGCAAGCAAGGCTTCCGAGCAGTGGATCGACCTTGTTCAGTCTGACCTGGAGGGATTGGGTTATGCCTTCGCAGGTACGGCGTTCCCGGCTGCGTGCATCGGTGCGCAGTTCATTGGGGACCGGTTCTATTGGGTTGCCGTTGACCTTGCCGCGCCCGAGTGGAACAAGCAACCATGGAAAGAACCATGTAGCCGGGAGACTGGACGAGTGGGGAGGGTCCAGCAATCCATTCCGTGGGACACCCCATGGCAAAACGCACTCCCCATCCTTCGAGCTATGGACGATGGGCTACCCCGACGCGTGGGCGCGACTGATGCCGCGCGTAACGCCATCGTCCCTGCGCAAGCGGCAGAGTTCGTCAGGGCAGTGATGGACATTCTTCACATCGAGGACTAACCATGAGCAAAACAGAAGACGCGATCCTGGCCCGGTTACAGGTCAATCCGGGGGAAGTTGTCCCGGCGCTTGAATTGGAACGGCTGCTATACGGGGAGCGGTAGAATCCGCCTGCCAGTAATGTCATTCAGGTCTGTATGAGTCGGCTCCGCAAGAAGGGCCACAAGATCAAGGTCAAGAAGGGTGTGGGGTATCGGCTGGTGCAGAGCGAAGCATGAGGTCGAAGAACTCAAAGTCATTCACCAAGGCTGAGACCGCGCACCTGGAGGCGGTTAAGTCCGTGGCCTGCGTCATCTGCGATCACCCGCCGCCGTCTGAGGCGCACCACATAGTGCAAGGCGACCACTTCACTACGGTGGCGCTTTGTACCGAATGCCATACCGGCGTAGGTGGTTGGCACAGGAACAAGACCATGTGGCGTATCCGTAAATGGACAGAGATTGACGCCCTGAACGAAACTCTTAGGCGGGTGCTTTCATGAAAACACAGTTCCAGATGACGCGCGCTGAGTTACTCCGTTCCGGCATGAGGGGCAACGCCACACAGAAACCCAAGGTTCTAGTCGATGGCGCATACTTCACCTACGACGAGATAGCTGCCAGGACTGGGTTGGGCCGTGAGCAGGCGCGGAGCCGCTACGGACACCACGAGCGGGCCGGCAGGTGGCCGATCACATGGGGGATGCTGGGTGCGCAGGAAGGCTAAGCGAGACGACAATCATGCCGAGGTTGTCAAGGCGCTACGTTCGGCGGGATGCTGGGTGCTTGATCTTGCTGCGGTCGGGGATGGCTGTCCCGACTTGCTGGTTCATGGGCCTACGCATCCGTGGGACTTTCGCTTACTGGAGGTCAAGGACGGAGCAAAGCCGCCTAGTGCGCGCAAGCTAACTCCGGATCAGGTCGAGTTCCACACTGGCTGTCGCGGCCCTATCGTGGTCGTCAACAGCCCTGCCGAAGCTCTGGCCGCGATGGGGATATCGTGAGGAACACAGTACAGGTCAAGGTCCGGCTCTCCAACGAGCTACACCGCGCCCTACAGGCCGTAGCAGCCGCCAAGGGTCTAACAGTCACCGCGCTAGTGAAGCGCGCATTACGAAGCGAGATAGGAAATGAGGCTATTCCAGATAACCGGCCTGAACCCGAGCGGGGTAGGCTTGTGGCACCACGTACTGCCGGAGGGAAACGTGTGCACGACGATGGGGAAGCGGGTACTGGTGACGGCTCCGGGCCAGGATGACTACTGGCTCCACGAGGACGGGACTGTGGAAATGGCGCGGGTGTTCGCGTCGGTGTCGCAAGACGACGGCGCATGACCACTCGTCGGAAAGTTGGCCGGTTTCCTGCGCTGCCGTCGTCACTAGATATGCAGGGGCAACAAGAATCCGGAACGGGGGTTAGGATGAACGATGAGACGACAACAGACCCGCCCCGTGGTGATCCCGCTGGGGGAGCCGGCATTGAGGATACTGGTCGCAGTCATCTTGGCAGCCGGGACATGGAACTTGATTTCCTGGATTCTCGGCTGAGGCCGGAGACGCGAGAACTTCTGGCGGTGTTCCGCGCGCTGTGCCGTATGCGGTATCTCGGGATACCGGACGTGCTGTATTCGCCCTATGGAGGGAATTGCTGATGGAGTGCTATTACGGGAAAGGTAGCAAGCGGCGCGTTATAGGCTGGCTTGTGGTTGGGCTGAATGGGTTATTGCGGTATGTTCCTAGGCCAGCCGATCTAGAGCCCGGAGTTCAGTTCTCAGATGATGGAACTTGGTGGACTCGGCTATGACTGACTGGCAGCCAATCGAGACCGCGCCTGAAGGCGTGATGATCCTTCTAGCCGATATGACGGCACGCGAGGCTAAGCATTGGTCCTTTGTGGGCTGGAAACATCACTGGAACAAGGCTGGGCACGTTGAGACGCCTAGCTCGCTGAACCGCGTGGCTACCCACTGGATGCCCCTTCCGCCCCTGCCATTCGCCATGGGCGGTAAGGAGGAGTAGATTAGTATTCGGCCGCTTCCCCCGGCCGTGGGCGCCTGAGACTTCCCCCTCATCTGCCCCGATGGCCCCGAGCGTATCGGGGCGACTAACGCATGCGGCCTCCCCTTGGGAGAACGGTGAAACATGAGACGGTCCCCGCAAGCCGAGGTGCTGCCAAGGGATCGCACCGCCTAAGCCTGTGAGGCCGCAGCCGTTAGTCTTTGGGATGGAATGCGGGCATCGTCTGCACGTGCGGGCACATTGAGTCCGTGTGCGTTCCCCGGCGCCGGGGGCGTATTGCCAGGTCGGAGCTTGGCCCATCCCGCCAAATGCCGCTGTAGCTCAGCAGGGTAGAGTACCGGAAGAGAATCCGCCTAGAGCGGTGGTCCGGGGGATCGCAGGTTCGAATCCTGCCAGCGGCTCTTTTCGTGATACGATCCCAGTCCATACGCAGAGGGCAACGTATGGCCGTCCTAATCTCAGCCGGACATTCAAACACCGATCCTGGCGCGGACGCCTTTGGTCGCCGTGAGGCTGATATCGCCACGGAGTTCCGGACGATCCTCGTTAAGTGCCTCGCCGACTTAGGCATTCAGGCAGAGACAGACGGCAAGGGCAGAGAGAACCTGCCACTGAGAGAGGCCGTCAAGCTGGCGAAGGGGAAGGATGTCGCCATCGAAATCCACTTGAACGCATCTGCCAACGCGACCGCCTCCGGTGTCGAGACCATTTCCGGCCCCGAGGACATGCAGTTAGGCGCTAAATTGTGCGCCGCAGTATCGCAATCCCTGAACATCAAGAATCGCGGGGCCAAGCCCGAGAACGCCGGACAGCACCACCGCCTCGCCTTCGTACAGGCTGGAGGCATCATCCTGGAACTGTTCTTTCTCACGAATCCTAACGATTTGGCCGCGTATGATGGGCGGAAGTGGCCCTTAGCGCGGGCCGTCGCACAGGTAATCGAGGATGCTCATCGTGCCTAGCTGGCTTCCTACTCTGATCGGATCGGCAGCGTTCGCCTTGGCATCTGGCCTTGTGGGCTGGGTCTGGGCGCTCTGGCGGGACCACAGTTCCCTGAAGGTCAAGGTTGCCGAGGAATACCCAAAGCACAACGCCTTGGCTGAACTAAAGGCCGAGATTCGTGATTTGCGTGACGTGGTGTATCGTATCGCCAACCGTCTAGAGGTGCCGGTGATTCGGAGGGATTGAGGCATGGATGAACAGGGGGATCACAAGGCGCTGGCGGAGGCGTTGGACCGCTGGAGCCGGACGGCTGAGAAGCTGTTACAGTCGGGCAACACGTCAACGCAGAATGTGCGGGTCGAGGGCATGGGTTCCATGTGGAACGGCATAGCTATCGGCATCGCGTTAGGGGCAACGATTGTAGGTGTGGGCTGGATCGCCACGAAGCTGCAAGAGCAGGACGTGGCCGCAAAGCAGGCCGAGGCATACCATAAGGCGGTCTACATGCTCGCCCCCAGGTTTGCCGAGGAAATCGACAAAGAGCTAGACCGACAGAAGGAACAGAAGTGATGTCCAGTCCTACTCCGATCATCACCCCGCCGCCCAAGAAGCCGAAATTCAGCTTTGAGAACGTGACCAAGCGTGTCAGTACATGGCTTGCCACGGTCGCGGCATCTGCCTCTGCTGGCCTGGCTGCATACGCTGTTATGCCGGCCCGTGCGCAGGACGCTTTCCCTGAGTGGACCCTTACGGCCCTTGGCATCTGTGCCGTTGGCTCTGCGCTTCTGGTCCCCGTGGCGACCAGCTTCAAACAGGCAAAATTGCAGAAGTGACCCTGACTATTTGCCAAAGCAGGCTTCGTTAGCCGACAAACGGTACTTGCATGTTAATACACACATGGTAGGATGATCCCATCTAGAGGGAGCCTGCCATGAAGCGCAAGAACTGGAAGGAAATGCAGCGTTTGGCCCGCCTGTGTGAGGCCCATGCTGCCGATGCCGCGAAGGCCGATCATCCGGCCATCCGTTACACGCACCAGAGCCTTGCAGCCAAGTATGCAGCCCAAGCCTTTGAACTCGCCCGTTCGGTCTAACACGGAAACCGTCAAGCGGTGCAATCGCGCCCTTGAGGAACGCGGTGGCAAGATCATCCATGTGAGGCTTCAGCCCGATGCGGCTGCGGGCCTTAAGCGCATGATGGCGACTGGGCTTGGAGTCACAGATTCGGTGAACAAGCTCCTGCGGGAAGCCCCATGATGTTTTCGCTGGCAGCCATTGGCGCCGCTTTACGGCGTATACCGGGATGGGTGTACGTCCTTTTTTTACTGGTGGCCGCGGGTCTGTACTACGGTCACGCCCGCTACAATGCCGGTCAGACTAATATTCAGGCTAAGTGGGACGCCCAAAAGGCGAAGGATGCGGCCGAGATTGCGAAGCTGAAGGCCAAGGCCAGAGAAGTAACCGTTAAGGTGGAGACGAAGTATGTTGACCGCATCCAGACAGTCCGGGTCAAGGGTGACACGATCATCCAAAAGGTTCCGGTATACGTCCCTCGTGACCTGCCTGAACTTCCTCCTGCTTTCCGCTGGCTGCACGATCACGCCGCCCAAGGCACCGTTCCCGGACCCGCCGAAAGCCCTGATGGTTCCCCCGTTGCCCCTGCGGACGTTGCCGGAACCGTCGCGGCCAACTACACAACCTGCCTTGCAACCGCTGAGCAACTGAAAGGATTGCAGGAATGGATAAATGAGCAGAGAAGGTTGAACCCTTAATGGCCTGTAGCAAATGCGCAGAAAGACGCCGTAAGCTGAAAGCCATGCTGGCCGAGAAAAAGGCCAAGCGTAAGAGCGTTCAGGCTGCGGCAATTGGGGCTGTCCTGGTGGCATCTGAGGCAGCGGGTAAGGTTTTGGGTATCGGCGAGGATACGGAAGATGAAGAAATCGCAAGCGGTTCGCGAGACAATCAAAAAGAGCAGGGCTGATCCCCCGCCCGAGCATTGGTTGCTCATCTACATATTGGAAGCGCTAGAAGAAATCCTAGCCGAGCTTCAGGCTCAGGGCTCAGATGAAGAGGAGGAGTCAGGGCCTACGTCCCTGTCTGATCGGCTATGAAACTTTGGCTCATTGAGCAAGATTCTGTTAGTGGCTACGACACTTATGACTCTGCCGTGGTATGTGCTGAGACAGAGGAAGATGCCCGCCACACACACCCGTCCGGCTTTATTTGGAAGGAAGTAGGCGAGAGGCCTGACTGGTGGCGCTGGCAAGATACATGGGGTCTGCCTGATACGGTCACGGCAACCTATATTGGTGAGGCTGCCCCGAGCGTATTGCCGGGCTCAGTCTGCGCATCATTCAATGCGGGCTAATGGCTAAGTCCAAGTACGCCAACTGGTACTCAGACAGGCGATGGCGAGCCAAGAGAGCCGCCCACCTAGCCAAGGAGCCATTGTGTCGTTACTGTGCTAGGGAAGGCAGGCTAACCCCTGCTGACGTAGCTGACCACATAGAGCCACACAGAGGAGATAGGCAAAGGTTCTGGAAGGGCGAACTACAGTCCCTGTGCCACACCTGCCATAGCTCAGTGAAGCAGAGAGAGGAAGGCCAAGGCCCATCCAGGCTAGAGAGGCGCAATGATCCTGATTGGCATTGGAGTCGATAGGCGGAACGGAATGGGAATGTGTCTCGATTGACCGTATGGATTCACATTCGTTAAGGTTCCACCGCACGAAGCTGAATGAGATGTTAAGAGAACGTTAGGGGGGGGCGGTTTAACATTTAGCTGAACGAGAACGTCAGCCGCCGCCCGAACCTTTCCTTAGTTAATCCATAGCAAATCCAATACTGACCGGTACAGTTTATGGCCCGCACCTCCGCCGAATCGCAGGCAGTCGCCCCCGTAACAAATCTGCCAACCCGGCTAGACCCTCCTGGGGGGATGCCAGAGGCTGAGGCGGCTTTGTGGCGTGAGGTGGTGGCTTCAAAGCCGGTAGATTGGTTCCAGTCTGACTCGGCGCCGCTTCTGACGGAGTACGTCCGGGCTAAGGTCATGTGCGACCGCTTGTCGGAAATGTTGGTTACTCTGAATCCTGAGACGATGAAGTCGCTTCTCGACATGCGGGACAAGGAATCGCGCAGGCTGGCCACGCTGGGCTGCAAGCTCCGCCTGACCCAGCAGTCCCGCTATACGCCGCAGGCAGCCGCCACGGCGAACAAGGGTAAGAACGCTAGCAACGTATGGGCCTTCGGAAAGCAGCAGTAACAGACTGGCGGTCAAAGTCCCCGAAGGACTGGACCCGTGGCGAGCGCAATGCGGCATGGGTTATGACGTACTGTGTCGTGCCTGAAGGAAAGGACCGGGGCAAGCATGTAGTCCTTCGCGACTGGCAAGTAGCCGAGCTTCGCAAGATTTACGACACCCCGACACGCACAGCCATCCTTTCGTTTGGCCGCAAGAACGGCAAGGCGCTGTCCCTGGATACGCGCATCCCTACTCCGTCCGGGTGGACGACCATGGGAGATGTCCGGGAAGGCGACGTTCTATTCGATGAGCGCGGGCAGCAGTGCCGCGTAACGTTTGCGACCCCAGTTCAGCACCAACGAGACTGCTATTGGGTGGTGTTCGCGGACGGCAGCAGGATACTTGCAGATGCCGAACACCAGTGGACGGTGTATAGCCGATCAAGGAAGGGGGCGAAGGTCACTCTGACCACCGCCGACATGCTGGAGGATGTAGTTCTACCGTGGTCGCGTGGCGACAGGGTTGAGCGCAACTATTCGGTTGACGTGGCGCAGGCGATTGAATGTGCGCCCGCCGCCCTTCCCATCCCGCCGTACACACTCGGCGCGTGGCTCGGTGACGGGAAGTCTACTGGTGCCGCGGTCTACTGCGATGACCGGGATGTTGAGGTAATCGAGCAAATCCGGGCGGATGGATACCCGGCAAGAAAGACGGCATCTCGATTCGAGTGGTCCATCTCAGATGGGGTTAAGGACAGGACGAAGGGGTGCTTGAAGGCACAGTTGAGGGCTGCTGGGCTGCTGGGCTGCAAGCACATCCCTTCCGCATACTTGCGGGCGTCCACGGATCAGCGCATGGCGCTCCTGCAAGGCCTTATGGACACCGATGGCACGGCGTCCAAGGCGGGTCAGTGTGAGTTCGTGGGGGTGAATGAGCGCCTGTGCCGTGGAGTTCTGGAGCTTGTTCGCAGTCTCGGGATGAAGGCGACATGGACCGAGGATCGCGCCAGCATCGGCGGGAAGGACTGCGGCGCCCGGTATCGGGTCCAGTTCTGGGCGTATTCGGATGCGCCGGTTTTCAGGCTACAGCGCAAAGCCGCCCGTCTCAAGGCGCGCAATAAGAAATCCAGGAATGGCAGGAACTACATCATAGCCATTGAAGCGACGGACAGCGTTCCTGTCCGGTGCATTCAGGTTGACTCGCCTTCGAGCCTATTTCTAGCCGGCGACGGGTTCACCCCAACGCACAACACGGCCCTGATTGCCTTCATCGTCCTGCTGCACCTATGCGGTCCCGAGGCCGAGACAGGTTCCGAGGTTGTCTCGGGCGCTCGTTCCCGCGATCAGGCCGCGATGGTGTTCCGGTACGCGTCCAAGTGCGTTCGGCTCAATCCTGATCTGTCGGCGATTGTTCGGGTTCGGGATACGGCTAAGGAACTAGACTGCCCGCAGTTACAGACCATGTACAAAGCCCTTTCGGCGGATGCCGCGACCAACCTGGGCCGCTCCCCGAAGGTTGCCATTCACGACGAGCTAGGACAGGTTCGCGGCCCCCGAGACGAGTTCTTTGAGGCTATCGACACCGCGCAGGGCGCCCATGACGACCCGCTGACCCTGATTATCTCCACGCAGGCCCCGCGCCCGGATGACCTGCTGTCAGTGATGATCGATGACGCCTTGGCCGGCAAAGACCCAATGACCAAGGTTTCACTGTACACGGCCTCCGAGAAGATGGACCCGTTTACGGATGAGGCGCTGCGGGCGGCTAACCCTGCCTTCGGGGACTTCCTGAATGCGGATTACTGCCGGGAGCTGGCCGAGAAGGCGCGCCGTATGCCGTCCCGAGAGGCGGCATTCCGGAACCTGATCCTCAACCAGCGCGTGAACATGCACAACCCGTTCGTGACGCGCTCCGTCTGGGAAGCCAATGCTGATCCGCCCGACTTTTCCAATGTCAGGGAGTGCTATATCGGGGTTGACTTGTCGGCCCGGTCTGACTTGACGGCCCTGGTGGTGGCTGGCCGGGATGAGGACGGCTACGTGCATGTTCAGTCCTATTTCTTCAGCCCCATGATCGGCATCGAGGACCGTTCCCAGAAGGACCGGGAGCCCTACGATGTCTGGGCCAAGGACGGTTACATTACCCTTACCCCTGGCGCTTCCGTCGATTACGCCTATGTGGCCCAGCAGCTAGGCGAGCTGTGCGACGCCTATCAGGTCAAGTCCATCCCGTTCGACCGCTGGCGCATCGATGTCCTGAAGCAGGAAATCGCCCGCCTTGGAATTGAGCTTCCGCTGGTCCCGTTCGGGCAGGGTTTCAAGGACATGACCCCCGCGCTGGACACCTTGGAATCCCTTTTGCTTGACGGGAAGATAAGGCATGGCTCCAATCCAGTCCTAGATATGTGCGCCGAAAACGCTGTTGCGACCCGCGATCCGGCCGGAAATAAGAAGCTAGACAAATCCAAAGCAACGGGTAGAATTGACGGTATGGTGGCGCTTGCCATGGCTGTAGGTGCAATGAATACGCAGCCCTTTGAGCAAAAGAAGCCGCTTCAAATGTTCATGTTGGGGTGAAAATGAATAACCGCGCATGGTCCCTGCTGGAAATCAAGTCCGTTGACGACGATCAGCGGATCATCACGGGTATTGCGACGACCCCGGAAATGGACCGCGTTGGCGACATCGTAGAGCCCATGGGCGCGAGCTACGCCAAGGAAATCCCCCTTTTGTGGCAGCATCGCCACGATGAGCCGGTTGGGTACGCTGAGCTGGCTAAGGCCACGAAGTCTGGCATCCCCTTCAAGGCATGGGTCGCCAACATCGGCGAGCCCGGCCCGATGAAAGAGTTGGCGGACAAGGCTTGGCAGGCGGTCAAGAATCGCCTTGTTCGCGGTGTTTCTATCGGCTTCCGCGCCAAGAAATATGACATCATGTCGGAAGGTGGTATCCGATTCACGGAAACCGAGATTTATGAGCTTTCGCTGGTCACGATTCCGGCCAATGCGTCGGCATCTATCCAGACGATCAAGAGTTTTGATACGGGGTTCCATCGTGTGAACGGCGGTATCCCGTTGGTTGGTGTCCCGAAGGCCGAGCGGCCCAAGGGTTACGTGCAGTTGGTCACCGCTGAGAAGCGGCGATAGACCCAAGATGGTCAGGCCGGTGAGACTCCGGCCATTGTTGTGCGGGCATTGCCTCTCTTTGCTGTAGAGGCCAGAGGGCCGCAAATCTCGGCGTGAGCCGACATGTCCCTAACAGAAGGAAACTACAGTGAAGACGATTGCAGAGCAGTTGCAGGCCCTTCAGGCCACGCGCGAGGCTTCGGCGAAGAAGATGGAGACCGTGGCCCAGAAGTCGATTGACGAAAGCCGTTCGATGAACGACTCCGAATCGCAGGAGTTCGATACGCTGGAAGGCGAAGTGAAGCAGCTTGACGCTGACATTGCCCGCCTGAAGCGGCTGGAAGCCATGCAGGCCCAGTCGGCCGCGCCGGTGAACGGTGACCAGAATGCCGAGCGTAAGGCGCTTGACGTGACCCGCACCCCGGCCGAGCTGAAGACGGTTGAGAAGCTGGAGCCCGGTATTGCCTTTGCACGTTACGCCATGTGCCTGACCAAGGCCAAGGGCAATGCGCAGATGGCCTTCCAGTTGGCCGAAAAGCACTTCCCGAAGACCGAGAGCATCGTCCGTGTGCTGAAGGCTCAGGCTGAAGGCGCCAATCTGGCTGAAATGATGCAGATGAAGGCGACCGTCGCCGCTGGTACGACCCTGGATAGCACCTGGGCCGCTCCGCTGGTCGATCAGGCTACCTTTGCCGGCGACTTCATCAGCTACCTGCGCCCGCGTACCCTGATTGGTCAGGCGCAGTTCCGTCCGGTTCCGTTCAATGTCCGCATCGCCGGCCAGACTTCGGGCGGTTCGGCAAGCTGGGTCGGTCAGGGCAAGTCCAAGCCGGTGACGAAGTTCGACTTCAATGCCACCACGATCCCGTTCACCAAGATCGCCGCGATTTCGGTTCTGACGCAGGAGCTGGTCCGCTTCTCCGACCCTTCCGCTGAGGCGCTGGTGCGTGACTCGCTGGCAGATGCTGTTATCGCCCGCGTGGACAACGATCTGTTTGACCCGGATCTGGCGGCTGTCCCGAACGTCTCCCCGGCTGGCCTGCTTAACAATGTCTCCCCGATCACGGTGGGAGCTATCGACTACACCGATCCGCAGTCTGTCCGCTGCGCCATTGCGGCTCTGTGGGCTGCGTGGGACACCACCAACCTGGGCACCCGTCCGGCCTACTACACGACGCCCGCCGTGGCTCGTATGCTGGCCTTCGCGGTGGATGCGCTGGGTAACGTGGCATTCCCCGGTGTTACCCCCACGGGTGGCTCGCTGTTCGGCGTCCCGCTGCGTGTGTCGCAGTACCTCGCCAACAACGGCGGTTCGGGCGGCGCTCCGTTCATCCTGGTGGATGAGTCGGAAATCTGGCTGGCTGACGATGGTTCGGTGACGCTGGACGCTTCTGAGCAGGCGACCATCGAGATGAGCGATACCCCGGTGGGTTCGTCGTCCGCGACGGTCACCAGCAACGGTTCGCCGTTCGTTTCGATGTGGCAGACCAACAGCATCGCCCTGCGTGCTGAGCGGTTCATCTGGTGGGGCGCCCGTCGTTCGGGTGCGATCCAGTGGATCGACGGTATGCCGACGAGCTGCTAAGGTGGCGGACAGGGGCTCTCCGGAGCCCCTGTCTCTATGGAGGGTGGCATGAAGGTTGAGATTAAGCTACGAAATGGCCGCATCATGCGCACTACCCCTGCGGTAGCCAGCGTCCTGCGCAATCGCCGGCTGACCGTTGATAACTACGAAACGGCGCAGCTTGTCACCGATGACGGCCTAGACAATCTGGACGCTGAGGCGCTACACGCCCTCGCCAAGGAGCGTGGTGTGACTGTCCACCACCGAGCCGGCGCCGATAAGGTGCGGGCGGCTCTGCGCGGCGAATGAAGCTCTTTGGGCTGGAAATCAAGCGAACCGAGAAGGCTTTGCAGCCTGTGGCTTCGCATGGCTGGCGCTCTACCGGCTGGGGCCGGATCATTGGCGAATGGTTCCCCGGCGCATGGCAGCAGAATCAAGAGCTGACGGTAAAGGACATCACCTGTTACCCTACGCTTTATGCGTGCCTGAATCGAATCTCGCAGGACATGGGCAAGCTCCCGTTCCTGCTGAAGCAAGTCAACTCTGACGACATCTGGCAGACCGTAGAGAACCCGGCCTATAGCCCGGTACTCCGGAAGCCGAATCACTACCAGACCGCCCAGCAGTTCCGTGAGGCTTGGATTCTGTCCAAGCTGATGCACGGCAACACCTACGTTCTGAAGGGCCGGGATGCGCGCGGGGTAGTGGATCGTCTGTATATCTTGGACCCGTGCCGCGTCGTGCCGATGGTGTCCGACTCAGGGGACGTTTTCTATCAGCTCTACACCGATTCAGTGCAGGGCGTGCTTTCCGAAAGCTGGGGCCAATCGGTCATCGTGCCGGCCAGAGAGATCATCCACGACCGGCTAAACACGTTCCATCACCAGTTGATCGGGGTTCCTCCGCTGTGTGCTGCCTATTGGCCTGCGGTCAAGAACCTGCGCATCCTGAAATCGGCTACCGAATTCTTTGCTAACGGCGCTCAGCCTGGCGGCATCCTGACGGGTCCGGCCGGCATGTCCGATGCAGACGCCCAGCAGATCAAGGAGTATTGGGACGCCAATTTCAACGGCCGGAATGCGGGCAAGATCGCGGTCATCGGCGCTGACCTGAAGTTTCAATCGTTTGCCTACAAGTCGGCGGACAGTCAGCTTGTGGAGCAAATGCAGTATTCGGACCAGCAGATTACGCAGCCGTTCGGCATCCCACCGTTCAAGATCGGCATCGGGTCCATTCCTGCTGGATTGGGTGTGGACGCGATCAATCAGCTTTACTACGCGGACGCCCTGCAAGGCCACATTGAGGCGATGGAAAACCTGCTAGACGAGGGTCTGTCGATTCCTTCCAATCTGGGTATCTGGATGGATTTGGAGCCGCTGCTGCGCATGGATGCGAGTAAGCAGGCGGAGTACCTTGTGAAGCTTACGGACGGTATCATTACGCCGAACGAGGCTCGCAAGCGTTTGAACTATGGCCCGCTGGAAGGTGGCGCGACGGTTTACATGCAGCAGCAGGACATCCCCCTGAGTGAAGCCGCAAAGAACACCATTCAAGCGTCTGCGCCGGCCGCGCTCCCGGCTCCCGAAAACGAAGAGCCCGACCCCGAAGAGCAGGCCAGCGCCCTGTTCTCTGCCATTGAAAAGCGGTTTGCGGAGGCATGATGGACGTTGAGAAGATCGCAGACGGCGTATTCAAGGCGGTGGAGGCCAAAATCTCCAAGGCGCTAGAGCCAGTGCTGGCCCGTCTAGAGGCACTGGAAGCCAAGGAAGTTCCGGAAGCAGCGTCCATCATTCGCGCGATCCTGGCCGGGGAAGAACTAGCCACGCTGGTCAATCTTGAGGTCACGGAAGCGGTTTCGCAGATTCCGGCCCCGAAGGATGGAGCCCCTGGCGAGAAGGGCGAACCCGGCTGCGATGGCGTTGGCTTGGCTGGCGCGCTGATCGACCGTGACGGCAACCTTGTCGTGACGCTCGCCAATGGTGAGGCCAAGAACCTTGGTCAGGTCGTTGGTAAAGACGGGAACCCTGGCAAAGACGGCACGGACGGTATCGGCTTTGAGTCGCTGGAAGTCAGCTTCGACGGTGAGAACATCGTCCACGAATACAAGTCAGCGTCCCGCACGGTAACCCAGAAGTTCCCGATTCAGGTGATGAAGCATATTGGTTTCTGGCGGGAGGGGATGGAGGCCAAGTCAGGCAATCTAACGAGTCACGCTGGTTCCTTGTGGTACTGCCTGAACGATACTAAGTCGCGGCCCTCCTATGAGTCCGCAGACTGGATTCTGAGTGCGCGCAAGGGCCAAGATGGCCGCGACAAGACCGAAGCCAAGTCAGAGCCGGTGAAGCTCAATGGCAACTGATCTTGTCACCTTTGAGGAAGCCTACAACCACCTGCGACTAGACTTCGACTCTGGCGGGAGTGAGGACGATGCGTGGCTGGCTGTGTTTATCCCGGCCATTTCCATTGCGGTATCCGAGTGGCTGAAGCTGGAGCATCGGCTTTACATGCCTGAGCTGGACTCGGCTGGGGAAGCTATCCTTGATTCTGCCGGCGACCCGGTTCCTGCGATCCCGCTTGTTGTCAATCCGCTTGTGAAGGCTGCCGTCCTGCTGGAGCTTGGCAACGTCTACCGTTTCCGCGAGGGAGAAGGCGTGGATAACGTCGTCCCGTCCCATGCGGGCCACGGGTACGTGCTGAACAAGACTTCGACGGCTCTACTGACCCCCCTTCGACGTTCAACGGTGAAGTGATGCCTGCCGTAGCTGCTGGCGACCTGCGCCACAAGGTAGAGCTACAGGCCCTCGTGGACGGCCAAGATCCGGTTACGGGCCAGTTTGAGCCGGTCTGGACGACGATTGCGCGCCCATGGGCGCAGATCATCCCAATGTCGGCCCGTGAGTTCCTGTCTGCTGCGGCTGAACAGTCCGAGGTTAGGGGCCGCATCGTGATCCGCTTCAATGGTGAAGTTGACGCCACCATGCGTATCGTCTACCGGGGCAAGTGGTACGCCATCCACGGCGTCATGCCGGATGCAGAGTCAGGCAAGGAACACATGACCCTGATGGTCGCGGAAGGCGTCAGGCTGGACCAATGATCCTGTTGGCCCCCGGCCCGTCCGCGTCTCAGGCGTTGGCCGATTCTGTCCGTGGCTATCGTTTAGGGGTTATCGGGTGCGCGTTCCAATTGGCGCCGTGGGCCGAGTTCATAGCCGCAAGTGACCGGGGCTGGTGGCGGAAGTATCCCGAGGCGATGGAGCTTACGGGATCGAAATATTCCATGACCCAATGGCCGGATGTCGAGAAGGTTTCCGTTCCCTATCTAGGACAGGTGTGCAATTCTGGCGTCTTGGCGCTGGAGGTGGCAAAGAACCGGGGCGCCAAGCGGATCATCTTGCTAGGCTTCGATATGCACGGTACGCATTTCTTCGGCCAGTACAGGAATGGATTACGGAACACGACCCCGACCCAACGGGCGCAGCATCACAAGCAATATGAACAGTGGGCGCGTGCGAACAGGGACATACAGGTAATCAATTGCACCAAAGGCTCACGCCTGACGTGCTTTCCAATGGCGAGATTGGAGGATGTGTTAGATGGAATGGCAGCCGATTGAGACCGCACCTAAAGATGGAACTTGCTGCATCCTATTAGTTAATGGGATGGCGATAGAGGGATGTTGGGAAGAGCAGGATGTTTGGGTTCCTAGCCAAGAAAAATGGGTTAAGCGCGGGGTTTGGAGCGTAGTTTCTTTGCCGTCGCATGGATGTGATTGTTGTAGCTCTGATAACGAGGCTCCTACTCACTGGGTACCTCTCCCTCAGGCGGCAACGTGAAGGCGTGGCTAAACCTCCGATACACCGTCCCCGAGAGGCTTAAAGCCTTCGTCTCCGGCATCGAGCGCCACGGATACCGCGCTGAGATCGGTTTCCCTGACAGGATCGGCCCAAAGGACATTTTCCTGTCTTGGAATCGCATCAACATGGGGAATGTTGTGGCGCAGCAGTTTCAGGATCGCGGGCAAACCGTCCTAGTGGCTGAAAACGCAGCTTGGGGCAATGACTTCCTTGGCCGGCGCTGGTACTCCATCGCGCGGGACTATCACAACACTTCTGGATGCGTACCCTATGGCGGCTCTGAACGTTTGGAAAGACTTGATGTCGAGCTTGCGCCATTCCGTTTATCTGGCGAAACAGTCATCTTGCCGCAGCGGGGTATCGGGTCTGCCCCGACACGGATGCCTTCCGGATGGGTACAAGATGCTGTGCGTCGATACGGCGCTAGGGTTCGCCTTCATCCCGGTAAGAGCCACGCAATCCCCCTTGAAAAAGACCTCTGCAAAGCTGGCAGAGTGATAACGTGGGGTAGCGGCGCGGCTATCAAGGCGCTTCTTTGGGGCATCCAGGCGGTCTCCGAAATGCCTAACTGGATCGGTGAGCAGGACAACACACCAGAAAGCCGGCTAGAAATGTTCCGGCGCTTAGCGTTGGCTCAATGGGAGCTTCACGAAATAGAATCCGGCGAGGCGTTCGCGTGCTTGTTGCCTGCCTGACCAGCAATGCTAGCAAGCGATACCGGCATATCGCGCAGGCGATGTCTGATGGAATCCGACGCTGTGGGGATAAGCCGTTCACGGTTTCGATTCACGGGAACCACGTTCCGGCTGACGTTTGTCTGTCCTATGGCTGGAAGTTCAATGCTGTTCTAAGACGTTATCCGAAGTTCGCTTACTTTGACCTTGGCTACTGGCATCGTGAGTCGTTCTACCGGGTAGCTCTGAACGGTTGGAGTCCTTCAGTAGTCCGGGGCCATTCGTCGGAAAGGTTCGACCGGCTAGGTCTGACTATCAAGCCGTGGCAGACGGGCGAGGAAATCATCGTGGCAGGCTCTACGGCCAAGGCGTGCCGGGAGCATGGGATGGGCTTTCAGGAATGGGAGCGGAGGATGGTGGAGCGGTTACAGGGATTGGGTAAGCGGGTGATCTATCGTCCGAAGCCCAATGACCGCCTCGCCACTCCCATTCCTGGGGCCGACTTCGACCGCCGCCCCATCTCTGAGGCGCTGTCAAACTGCCACGCATGGGTGACGCATCATTCAAACTCGGCCCTAGATGCCCTGTTGGCTGGTGTCCCCGTCCACTGTGAAACCGGAGCAGGCTCCCATTTCTCCAATCCCCTAGACGACCTTGGGGCGCACAGGGAAGGACGGGAGCAGTTCCTTTATGACGTAGCATGGCTACAATGGACCCTAGAGGAAATGCGGAGCGGCGAGGCATGGCGATACATTCGTTCGACGTTGTGACGACATACGCGGATCGCCACTATGAATCACACGCGAGGCGCTGTGTGGAGAGCTTCCGGAAGTTCTGGAAGGACATTCCGCTTCGCGAGTACCGGGACCACCAGCTAGAAGACCAGTCTGATTGGCTCTACGAGTTCAAGCAGCGCCACCGACAGAGGTCCACGGACAACTACCGATTTGATGCCGTCCGGTTCTCCCACAAGGTAGCAGCGGTAGAACTGGCCTATCGCACAGGATCGGCCGACTACCTGATTTGGATGGACGCGGACTGCGTGACCCATGCGCCTGTGGACGCAGAGTGGCTGTCGGGCCTGATCGGTGATGCCGAATTTGGCTACCTCAAGCGGGCCAAGAAGTATCCGGAAATGGGCTTTTTCATCATCCAGAGGAATGAACGTGGAGCCGACTTCGTACGAAATTTGGTTTGGCTTTACCGGACAGACGAGCTATTTGAACTGGCCGAGTGGCACGACTCCTGGGCTATCGAACATGTGCGAGCTTACATGGACAAGCGTGGTCACCTTGCCTGCGTCTCCCTGTCTGGAGGAGGGGATTCAACAGGCCATCCGTTCGTTAATGGGCCTCTCGGGGAGCGCATGGATCACTGCAAGGGAGATCGAAAGCGACGAGGAAAGTCCCTACCCTCCGACCTTAAACTGAACCGAACAGAGGCTTACTGGAATGGCTAAGCGTTACGACCAACTGATTGATCTTGTCCGGAAGCACCAGCCGCGCACCATCGTTGAGATTGGTGTCCACAAGGGTATTCGGGCTAGGAAAATGTGTGAGGCTGTCGAAGGTGAAGTGCACTACGTTGGCTATGACGTGTTCGATACCATGGACGCGGCATTCCAAGAGGCTGCGCTTAATGGGAAGGGTCCGCCGTCTGAGTCCGAGGTGCGCAGGCGTCTTGATAACCTGAAGGCCGATAAGCCAGGTTTCACCTATGAGCTAATCGTGGGTGACACCCGCGACACACTCCACGGGAAGGCCATTGAGGCGGATTTTGTGTTCATCGACGGCGACCATAGGATTGACGCGATCATTGGGGACTACATGGCCGTTGCGGATTCCAAGATTGTCGCCCTCGATGACTACTATCTTCCCGGTCCTGATGGGGCCATCCCGGACCTTCAGCAGTTCGGCGCCAACATCATCGGCAGCCTTTATGACGGGGATATTGACGTGCTGCCAAAGGGCGACGTGTGCAAGCACGGCGGCGTGTCGCATATCGCGGTGATCTACCGTGACTGAGCCGATCCGCCTCTTCTGCGGTTTCGACAGGCGCGAGGCGCTGGGCTACGCGGTCTTCTGCCATTCGGTCATCAAGCGGGCCAGCCGGCCGGTTAGCTTCATCCCTCTTTCGTCCATGGGGCTGCCCGAGGGGACTAACAATTTCACGGTGTCCCGGTTCCTGGTCCCGTGGCTCTGCAACTTTGAGGGTTGGGCCATCTTTTGCGACGCGGCCGATATGCTGATGCTGGGGGACGTGGCCGAGCTTTACAGCCTTCAGGATGAACGCTACGCCGTTCAGGTTGTGCAGCATCCTGACTACAAGACCCGGCACACGACGAAGTACCGGGGCACTTCCATGGAGTGCCCGAACTCCAACTACCCACGGAAGAACTGGGCGAGCGTCATGCTGGTGAACTGCGCCCATATTGACTGGCTCAGGGTCAAGCCTGAATATCTGGCAGAAACGCCCATTAAGAAGCTACTGGAACTTGGCTTTTTGGGCGAGCTTGGGCAGCTTCCGCCTGAGTGGAATTGCCTTGTGGACGAGGGCCAGCCTGCTGGGGAGCTTCTCCACTGGACCGCTGGCGTACCGGGCTTTGAGGCGTACCATGATGCGCCGTATGCTAATTTATGGCACGATGAGCTGAGGGATTTGGAGCGCGTCGGGTAATGCAGATCACCACGACCATTGCTGGGGCAGATGAGATTGTGCGCAAGCTGCGCGCGGTCCCGCTCCGAGTCGGTCGGAACGCCATGCGCCGGTCGCTCCGCAAGGGGGCAAACGTCATCCGCGACCTTGCACGAGCCAACGCCAAGGCCCTAGACGACGGGCAGACCCGCGAGGCTATCTACAAGAATATCGTGACTCAGGGGATGGGGGCTCGCCGGCAGCGGCAGGTAGGCGGCGTGGGGATGCGGGTTGGCGTGCTGGGTGGCGCTAAGGCTGGAGGCAATGGGGCTGCCAATCCTGGCGGGGATACCTTCTACTGGCGCTTCCTGGAGTTCGGTACGTCCGAAATGCCGGCGCGTCCCTTCATGCGTTCAGCCATCGCCAGTGGGGCAGAAAAGGCTCTGAACGCCACGGTTGAGGCAATGAAGGTCGAAACCGACAAAGAACTAGCCAAGCTGGGGGCGCGGTGAGCGTCTATACCTACGTCTTCGGATTGGTGAAGGCATCCGCTCAGGTCACGGCCATCATCGGCAGCAACCCGGTCCGCATGTGGAAGTTCGGGCATGTGCCCCAGAAGCAGACGCGGCCCTATGTTTCCTACCAGCGGATTTACGGCAACCCTGACAACACCCTAGCCTGCCCGCCTAAAGAGGATCTGGCGGGGTTCCAGCTTGATTGCTACGCGACCACGGCGGACGGGGCCGAAGAGCTTGCCGACGCTGTACGCGACACCCTAGAGGCGTCGTATACTTATCTTGTAGGTGAGAACGGCGACGACTGGGACCAGCCCACGGGCCTGTACCGGGTAAGCCGGACTTATGAAGTTTGGATGGCGAGAGCCGTCAGCTAGTTCGGGGTCATGAACCCGAAAACCGGAGGCCATAAGGTTTCCGTAACCGCGCCGTGAGGCGCTGTATCCCATCGATGGAGACACTTCAATGCGTACCGCTGGCGTTACCCTCTGGTTCCTCGACCCGGACAACGGGTGTGCGGCCGTGCAGGTTGGTTGCCCGACCTCGATCACTGGCCTTGATTCCACCATTGAGCAGCTTGAAACGACCTGCCTTGAATCGACTGCCCGTACCTATGAGGCGGGCTTGGCGACTCCCGGCACTGCGTCGTTCACGCTCTCCCTTGACCCCCAAGACCCCTCCCATGTCCGGCTTTTGGAGCTGAAGACGGCCGGAACCAACCTCCAGTGGGCTATCGGCTTCCCTGAGTCTCAGGCCGTTCCTGTTGGTGGAGTTGGGTCTGATGGCGAGTGCTACTTCAACGACCTCCCGACCTCCCGCACCTGGGTGACCTTTGAGGGCTTCGTCAACAGCTATGCGTTCGACTTCAGCCTCAATGCACTGATTACCGCAACCGTTGGCGTTCAGGTGTCCGGCGACCCTGAGATGATCCCGGCGGCTGCGTAACTCCACGGGCGGTCTGTGGGCCAGTCTCGCCGCTGGACTCCCGCGCCCACCTCTAGGGCGAGCTAATGAGCAGTCTCAAAGATTTGAAAGCGATGGGTGCGTTTGTTCCTGATGCGCCGATCAAAAAGGAAATCAAGTTTCGGCTGGATGATGGTGAGGAAAGGACGGCAGATATTTTCGTCAAGCGCCTGAACATCGGCGAATATGAATCTCTCTTCCTGACCGACACCGAAGAGCGCGGCCGGACCGCAAAGATGATTGCCGAGGGTATCCGGCTTGGTGAAAAGGGTGAAGAGAGGCTGACGTTCCAGCAAGCCTACAAACTTCATCCGAGCCTAGCCGGTGCCATGGTGGTTGCGTTCAATGAGGTCAACACCCCAAAAAAGCCCTCAGCCCAAGAGAACGTTTCCTCTGCGACCTAGCACTGTCTCTTGGGTTGACGCTGGGTGATTTGAAGCAGCGCATGACGATGGGGGAGCTTTCAACCTGGGAGGCTTACGCAATGGAGAATGGCCCGCTTAACTTCGCGCTCCGCATGGAAGCCGCAGTCGGCCGTGCCGTTTCTCCGTTCATCAAGAACGCCAAGCCCCGTGACTTCATGCCTTGGCCCAAGGAACAGGAGCCCGAGGCTACCCCTGAGACCCTGCTGCTGATGCTGAAGAATGCGGCCACCGCGAGCAAGAGGAAACACTGATGGCTAACCGCTCGCTTGGCACGTTGACTGTGGACCTGATCGCCAAGACGGCTGGCTTTGAGGCCGGTATGGACAAAGCTGCCCGTCTTGCTGACCGTCGTTCCAAGGACATTTCCAAGGCTATCGACCGTGGGCTGAAGGGCGCGGTTGGCTCTGTGGCTGCCTTCACGGCTGGGCTTGTTGGTGGGCTGCTGTCTGCACAGGCTGCCTTCGATGGGTTCATGAATTCGGTGAACAATGCGGACAGGCTCGATGAGTTGTCCGCTAGGCTTGGTATTTCCACTGAGCAGCTTTCAGAGTGGGGGTATGCCGCCAAGCTGTCCGGTAGTGATCTTGAATCACTGACCGGCTCTATTCAGAAGTTCTCAAAGACCGTCGCAACGGCTGCGGATGCCAATTCCAGGCAGGCAGAACTATTCGCTTCTCTTGGAATCTCGGTCAAGGATGCGGCGGGCAATCTGCGAGACGTTGAGGATTTACTTCCCGAGGTTGCGGACCGCTTCAAGGCTCTGGACAACGAGACGACCGAAACGGCTTTGGCTATGGAGTTGTTCGGCCGATCTGGTGCGGAGCTTTTGGAGTTCCTGAATCGTGGCTCAGATGGGCTTAGTGAACTTGCGGACGAAGCCCGTGAGTTGGGGGGCGTTATCGATGGAGAGACGGCTCAGGCGGCTGCGGCTTTCAAGGATGAAATTGACCGGCTTAGAGTAGCTACTAACGGTTACTTTACTGTAGTTGCGCGGGAGCTCTTGCCTGCGCTTACGGAAGCCATTAGGGAATTCAGGCTTCTGACGACAAGCACTGAAAACATGAACCGTACTGGCCGACTCTTGGCAGGTACCTTTGATGCCCTGTCAAAGTTGTTTGACTTCTTCGGGTCAACGATTCGCGTAAATAACGCGCTATTCAACACCTACAACAATACGCTTGCGAGCGTATACACAACCCTATCCGGCATGGCGTCATTAGACTTTAGTCGTGCTGGGGCCGGTATCAGGAATCTGTTTAATGGTCTGGGCGCTGGCTTTAATCAGGCTACAGGGAATGTCCCTGTTAGCGGTGGACGTGCCCGCAACCCAAGAGGCGGTTCAAATCGCCCTGAGACTGGGGGCAATTTCTCTGGCCTGAACGAGAGCGTAAACAGGTTCTTGCAGAATGAAGATGATGCGAGCAAGAAGGCAGCGCGCGGGACACGCAAGGTCAGGACAGAGGTAGACCAGCTAAAGCAGTCTTATGACAATCTGACTGCTTCCTTGTCTGAGCAGATCGCCCTATTCGGCCAGACAACTGAAGTGGCAAAACTGCGCTATGACTTGGAGAATGGCGAGCTTGCCAAGCTGAATCCTGCGCAAAAGGAATATCTCTTAGGGCTGGCCGAGCAACTGGATACTAAGCGCCGGCTGGCCGAGCTTCAGGAGGCGGCAGACGAGGCAGTCAAGCGTGAGTCCGAAGCCTTTGAGGAAAACAGAAAAGCGAATAAAGAACTGATTGCAGATATGCAATTTGAGCTTGACCTTCTCGGCATGACCAATGAGCAGCGCCAGGAGGCTATCGCGCTTCGTTACCTGAGTGCCGATGCTACCGCTGAAGAAATTGAAGCGGTGCGTGAACTTGCGGCCGCTCAGAGGCAGGCCGCTAAGGAGGCCGAGTTCTGGGATGGAGTGCAGCGGAACTTGTCGGATTCCCTTTACGACGCCATCAGCGGGGCCAAGTCCCTGAAGGATGCGGTTAAGGACTTCTTTGAGGAATTGAGCCGTCAGATTCTCAAATCCATCACTGACCAGTGGGCGCAGCAGATTGCCGGGGCCTTCAGTCAGTCCGGTAACGCACAGGGCGCTCAGGGCGCTCAGGGCGGGGGATGGATGGCAGGTGTTGCCAATTTCTTTGGGGCTCTTATTGGCGGAGCCAGGGCCAACGGTGGCCCGGTGCAGGCTGGCGTTCCTTATCTTGTCGGCGAGCGTGGCCCTGAGCTTTTCGTCGCTCCAAAGACGGGAACCATCATCCCAAATGACCGCATGGGAATGGGGCTAGGTCAGACTAACAACTTCATAGTGCAGGGTCGGATTGACCGCAGGACGCAGGAACAGATGGCCGCTGACGTTGGCCGTAAAGCTTCTACCGCTATCCGGAGAAGTGCGTAATGGCGTATATCCGCGCCTACCTTGAAACGTGCGAGGGCTATGGCTGGGAAGGTGGCCCGGAGTTCAGCACGCGCATCACAACGATGGCGAATGGCTTTGAACGCCGGAATGGGGACTGGGCTGAGGCTCGTCGTAAGTTCAGCCTCCCGTTTCTCAACCTGTCACGCGAGCGTTACCTGCCAATCCTAAACATGTTCTATGCGGCGCGAGGGCAATTGCATTGCTTCCTCTACCGCGATCCCTTGGATCATGAGGCAGATAATGAACTGATTGGTCTAGGAAATGGATCAGACGTAGAGTTTCAGCTTTCCAAGCTGACGGTGGTTGATGGCTTCACTTATCAGCGGAATGTCTACGCGATCCCGGATGATGAGACAATCGTCGTCACGGTTAACGGCACGCCTACTGCTGTGACCGTAGACAAGGACCGAGGGACCATCCTTTTTTCTGTAGCGCCTGCCCTGAACGCAGAGATTCGGTGGTCTGGTATCTTCGACTGCTGGGTAAGGTTCAATCAGGATTACTTGCCCTTTACGCTTGATGCGCCCAATGCCAGGAACGGTCAGGTAGAGCTTGTGGAGATGCCGCCAGCACAGGAATTGGTGAGCTAATGGGTCGGATCATCCCATCGACGCTGCTGGATAGCCTGCGCAGCGGGGCGTCTACTACGTGCCTGCTGATGCGGATAGACCCCATTGGGGCCGCGTCGTTTGGCGCATCCATGACCAACAAGACGCTTGAATACGACGATGGTGCGGGTTTCCTCACCTACTCGGCCTATGTGGGTATGCAGCCGGAGAGCTTGCTATTCACTGGTGATCTGTCTATCGACAACTCCGAGTTTCAGGGGCTATTGCCTGAATATGAGTTCCCGATCACGGAATCGGACATTCAGGCCGGCGTTTACGACGATGCCCGATTCACTTTGTACCTTGTCGATTACGAGAACCTGACCCCTGGTAATCATGTCGTAATCGACTACGGAACGCTTGGCCGTATGCGGACGCTCGATGGGCTTTCCTTCTGGGAAGAGTTGCGTGGCCTTTCACAAAAACTGAAGCAGACCATTTGCGCTCGTGACTCTTTGACCTGTCGTGCGAGACTTGGAAGTCAGCCTCTCGGAACAGGAGGCGGAGTTTACGAAGAACGGGAATACTGCGGGATTGACCTGTCTGGATATTGGGAATCAGGGGTTGTTCTAGCGCCTAGCGCAGAACCGCACTATGGATTCACGACAACCGCGCCGCTAATTGAGGAATCAGGTAGCTCGATAACTGACTACTACGCCCCTGGTATGGTGCGCTGGACTAGCGGTCTTAACAACGGCAAGGAGCAGGAGATTGAGGGGAACACCTCTACATCTATCTCCCTGGCCTTCCGTACTCCGTTTGCAATCCAAGCCGGGGACACGTTTGAATATCGCCGAGACTGTAACAAGTTCGCCCGTGATGCAGCCAAGGGATGTCCTTCCCATTGGGGCGCTGAGTGGATTTCCCATTTCCGGGGAGAGCCTGATATTCCGATTGGCGATGCCATCGCTAATACCGTCCCTGGAGGCACAACGTCTAACGGTGTCAACGCACCGGCTGAGGAAGCGGAGCAATGACACTATCTGAGGCCGCTCGTAAGTTCATTGGGGCCAAGTTCCGCCATCGTGGTAGGTCATCTACGCGGCTGGATTGCGTTGGATTGGTGGTAGCTGCCTACAAGGAATGTGGTGTAGCCCTTGAAGACTATCTCCTGTATCCGGCTGATCCAGTGAAGCATGGCCCGAAGCTGACTGACTATGTGGTCCGCGCGTTGGGCCAGCCTGTCGCGGTAGAGCCTGTCAAGTATCCTGACATTCAGGAGAATGATGTTCTGGTTATCCGGTATCGCCACGAGCCGCACCATGTCGCCATCGTCGGCAGGCATCCGCTTGGGTATCTCTCACTTATCCATGCCCACGGACTTTACGGGAAGGTTCTTGAGCAGGGAATGCCGCCCGGTGTTCCTCTTGACCAAGGCGCCGCGATTACGCACGTCTTCCGGAGGCCGGTCTAATGGCTCGTCAAGTATTGCCTATCGTCGGCGCGGTCATTGGTGCCTACTTCGGAAATCCGCAGCTTGGCTACATGATCGGCTCCATCGTCGGCAACGCTGTCGATCCGCTGGTGGTCGATGGCCCAAAGATCGGCGACGTAGCCCAGCAGACTAGCTCAGAGGGTGTTTACCAGCCTATCTATTTTGGTACAGCACAAGGCGCGGGCAACGTCATTGCGCAAGGCCCTAATGTCATTCGTCGTCGTAGACAGTCTCAGGGTAAAGGCGGCGGTCCTATCACGGTCACTGAGTCCCTTTATAAGACCTTTGCTATCCGTATTGGCGTTAGCTGGCAAGGTGAGGAAGGTATTACTGGCGTATCGCGTATCTGGGAGAATGGAAAGCTGGTATACGACATCCGTGAAAACTCAACTATTCCACAAGAATCTGCCGAGTTTTCTGCAAAATTTCGTCTCTACCTTGGAACAGATGACCAAGCGCCAGATCCAGCACTAGAGGCAATTTATGGAGTTGGCAACACTCCATCATACCGTGGTCGGGCCTACATCGTTTTCCCTCTTTATGATATTACCCAGTGGAAAGCAATACCACAGTATACGTTTGAGGTTGTTACGGGCGGGGCATCGCAGCCTGCCGTTACTGCAATGGCGCTTGCGCGCTTCGGCTCTGATAATTACTGGATCTCATCGCCAGATGGAATTGATTGGTCTTCAGGATTTCAGATAGACCCTGTTCTTACAAACCGCGCTATCTCGCTTACCCCTACCGTAAATACGTTTGTATCGCCAGGAGTAAATGTTAATCCTGGGTACATTGCAGACGGAGATCTGAATTGGCAAGTTGCTACAGGAGAGCAAAGCGGAGGAACATCATCAAATGGTCTTGCAAGAGGCTGGTATTCCGCTTCTGAAGATATTTTGATGCTCCCAAAGAAAGATGGACCTTCAGGTCTTGGGATACTTAAAAGCCAAGATAGAGGATTTTCATATACAGAGATAGCAGACAGCTACAAAGTATCTGTTATATGCCATGTTGGATTTAACTGGTTCTTTTTTGACGGTACTGATTCTGTCTATTATTCATTTAACTCTGGAGCATCTTGGTCTGGGCCTACGCCTGTTCTGATTAGATCGCCTTTGAATGTGTGTCGTTATTCTGACGGCATTGAAGCCATGTTGGGTGGTTCAACAGATTTCCCGTATGAGCCTATCCTTGGCATAACTACCAATGGATATAGCTACGATTACCAATCTTTACCTCCTACTGGCTCAGCTCAGTCTGTTGCGGTATGCGCTTTAGGAATATTCCCGCTTGATGTTGATCCTACATATATAGCAGTAACTAACGACGGTCAAATCCTCTATAGAACGCCTGCCTCTGCTGGTTGGTTCATCTCGGCCGACTCTGCAGGCGGTTTGCCGAAGGGGCTCACGTTCAATGGGAGAATTTTCATTCTTGTTTCCGGTGATGCGGCCGAAGACGCAAGTATCGTCATCAAGACAAGCGATGACGGCATTAACTGGACAACGCGAAGGACTGATGCAGCCACTGGCACTACACGCTACTTGGATGTTGCCTCTCTTGCATTTTCTGGCGGCTCTATTTCAGATGACCCGCCTACGCTTGATCAGGTCATATCCGCAATTCATAGTTGGTGTGGTCAGGATTCGTCTGAATACGATGTCTCAACGCTTTCGGATATTGTGGTTCGCGGATTGATCTTGGCAGGGCCTTACACTGGAAAGGACGCAATTAATAGCCTTCAGAATCTATGGATGATTGATTCTCCTGAGTACGAAAGGAAGATTCACTATCGTAAGCGAGGCGCAAACGTTGTAGATCAATACGATTTCGATAGCTTGATCGATGAGCCTGAAGAGGCGACCCGCGAGCAGGCAATTGAGTACCCTAAAAAACTGCATCTTGACTATCAAAGCCCGGATGTTGACTATGCTCCTGCGAAAGCCACAAGTTCTCGCAGCAGCATTGACGCGCGCGTCATCGGTGAGATGAACGTGCAGGTTCCGGTAGTGCTGACTCCTACGGAAGCCTTCCAGCGTGCCAACGTGCTGCACAAGGTTTCGTGGGCAGATGCCGATGGAGAGGTCGTGTTCTCTGTTCCGGATGACCAGATAGATAAGGTCCCTGGAAATTGCATATCTCTCTCGCTCAGGGGCTCCGTGCGTCGTCTTCGTATCACGAAGATGGAATATTTCCCCGGCCAGATTAAGCTAACCTGCCGTGGCGACAGGCAAAGCGCGTATACGTCAAACGTGGAGGGATTGGAGCCACCTCCGCCTACACCGCCGCCGCCGTCCATCGTCGGCCCGACTAGGCTTGTCGTGGGGGACTGGCCTGCGCTCAGGGATCAGGACGACCTATCTACGCCCGTGAAGTACATCGCCATGGGCGGCACAACGGAAGCGTGGCGCGGTTCATTGGGTGAGCAGTCAATAGACCTTGGTAATACCTACACCGAAATGGTGGAGGTCTATTCAGGAGCGGTCATGGGGATTCTGCAATCCGATGTCTCGGACGCGGCGCCCTACTTCTCCGACCATACGAACACGGTAGTTGTTCAGCTAGACATGGAAGATGAGGAAATTGACTCACTTACCGAATCACAATTCCTGAATGAGCAGGGCGGTTTCGCTCTAGTGAAATCGGATGGCACCTTTGAAATCATGCAGTACCGTGACGCCTTGGACTTGGGCGATGGACTGTATGAGCTTTCTTACCTGCAACGCGGCCGACTGGATAGCGAAACGCACGAGTTCAATAGTGGGGATAGGTTTGTCCTACTGAATACGGTAGCTGTTGTTCCGGCCGCAAGCTCACAGATCGGCGTGGACATGTATCACCGGGCTATCAGCTTTGGGCAGACTACAGAAGATGGGACCGTGGTTCATGCCGAATACGAAGGCAACAGCCAGAGGGAGTGGCCGGTAGCAAACATCCTGCTAGATCGTTCAGGAGACACGATCACAGGAGCCATTGTCCCTAGGCACCGCTTCGGCACTGAGATTGCACCGGTCCGCTCTATTAACTGGACTAACTATGAAATCACGTTCCAAGACTCATCGGATCAGATTGAAACGATCAGCCAAGTATCAGACAGTATCAGTTACGATGCGTCGGCAATGACATTCCCCGTTACCGTTACTGTATATCAAGTAAACCGAATCACGGGCGCAGGCCCAGGAAAGAGTGAGGTAATCGCATGAGCCTTCCCCTGAGCACGTTTGACTGGTGGGAGACTGGCACAACGCAGCCAAGCATCCCGGTAAACAACAATGCCCTGCGCACCATGATTGGCATGAGCTCGGCTGTCAGTGATTCGGTTACTGCGCAGCCTGCACTTACTACGCCGGATGATGATGGTCTTTGGTACATCATTCCATCTGGGGCTACTGGCTCCCAGTGGGCTACGTTCTCCCAATATTCTGCGGCCATCTTTTTTGGTGGGAATTGGTATGAGTTCACCCCGCAGGATGGGGATATACTTGTTATCGAGGGGAATATCTCAGAGTTCAGCCCTAGTAATGGGTGGACTGTCATTTCTAGCGGTGGCGGCGTTCAATCCGTCTCTGCTGGGGCTGGCATTGCCGTTGACAACTCCGATCCGGATAACCCAGTTATCTCCTTAGACAATGACGTAACCGCCGCCACTTCAAATTCTGGTGTCCTGACGATAGATTGCGCCACGGGCGACTACTTCACGCATGCGCTTGATGAGAACGTGACGTCTTGGTCTTTCACTAATCTCCCCGGATCAGGCAAGGGTGCGACCAAAATGATCCGATTCACTCAGGACTCAACACCGCGCACCGTCGCATGGCCTGCATCGTTTCGATGGGCTGGCGGCACGGATGGCGTTATTTCCACAGGCTCAGGTGCAATTGACGTATTAGCCATCACCACGTTTGATAATGGGACGACGTGGATCGCAACCCTTAACAACGCATTCGCAGCATGAGCGGGATTCTAGGCCATCGCGGTTTGTTTCTTCAGCCGACAGCCGGAGCCAATGACCCCTATTGGGCGAACGTTTCGTCCCTGCTTCATTTTGACGGCTCGGGAACAACGCTGGTCGATGAAAAGGGTAAGACGTGGACGTGTAACGGTGGTGCGACGCAAAGCACGTCAAGCCCCATTGTGGGGACTGCAAGTGCGCTGTTTGGTACGTCGTCCTCTGACTACATATACTCCCAGAGCAGTTCTGATTTTTCCTTTGGCACTGGCGATTTCACGATAGAGTTTATGATGCGGCCCGGATCGGCTGGCACTCAGCGCAACTTCTTGGATGTTCGTACTACGCCATCCGGAACCACTGCCGACCGCATTATCCTTTATCACCCAGGAGACAATTCCGTCATCCTGTACACGAACCTAGGGAACCGCATCACTTCGGCCGGTCAACTCACGGCCGGTTCCGACTACCATATCGCGCTTGTCAGGGCTTCTGGTGTGTTTAATTTGTTCATCGCGGGTACGTCGCAAGGGACTTATTCCAATTCAATGGATCTAACGCAGCAAGCCATACGCATCGGCTCGGATACAGCAACAGATTCAATTAACGGGAAGATCGATGAGCTGCGCATTACGAAGGGTGTAGCCCGTTATACGTCCAACTTCACCCCACCATCTTTACCCTTCCCAAACAGCTAGCCCCCGCCGCCCTGCTGCATGGCGTCCAGTGCTGCTTCGAGCGTCAGATCGATTTCGTCAGTGAAGAACTGACGAGAACCCAGTAATCCATCGTTGCGCGGTGATAGCGGGCGCTGAAATGTTCCTTAAGCTTCCGGTAGCGATCCGCATCCCGCAAAGCCCCCGCGATCTCGGCGGAGTGCGCACGCAGGAAGTTGATTGCGGCTGCAATGGCGTCTGCATCCTCTTTGCCGCCGTATTGAATGCTGCCTTGTAGGGCCGGCTCTTCACCTGAATCGTATGCCTCATTCTTGAAGCACCACAAAGGGCGCGGAGGCCAGCCGTCGCCTTCGTTGGCGTCGTATACGATGAGGTCGCCGGGCGTCATGTCCTCCAACAGCCGCACCACACCGCCCAGGTCTTGCGCGAGGGGGTTAGTCATGGGTCTACCTTCTTGCGGTTCGGAACAAGCGGCATGTCCAGCACGGTTTCGCAGAATCGGAAGAACGATGCGAACAGCTTTGGTGCCACGTCGAATATTGACGCGAACAGGTTTGCCACCGGGGTCACGGTCAGCACTAGATAGCCGACCAGCGTCCCGACCGTGATGTCAGGGATGTAGTAGCGGTGCGTATCGTTTCCAGCCCTTCTCTCACGGTCTTTGCGAATCTTCACTACCGTTCTAACGGTGTAGCCCCATGCGCACAGGGAAAGCGGAAGCCAGTACAGCAGCAGCGCGATCCAGCTATTCCACTCCGGCAATTTGCTCATGATGTTGTCCATCACTTCTCACCCCCGCCCTGCGCGGCGTTCTGTTGGTGGTCGGCTATATCCTTTAGGCTGTTTCTCACGCTGCTAAGCCTCTCTGCATTGCATGGCTGGCACCAAAGCGGCGACCATGCCGTACCTGCTGGTCGGCCACATCCTTCAACGCACTGATAGCCAGTGTGGTAAGCGTCGCTGTTGTTCGGGTGGTCAGGATCTTCCTCGGGAGTCATGTGAGAGCCTCCATTGCGCCTTTGCGCTTACCATGCCTGTAAGCGAAGGCGCAGGCGATGCAAGAAAATAGAAGTGCCACAGTAGGTTCGCCGGTTACCGACAAACCAAGAGATGAGAACAGAGACCAAGCCATACCAAAAATGTTAGCCATCACCCCACCCCCTTCTCGCCGCTGGCGGCTGAGAGCAGGGATTCCAGCCGTTCGTGCGCGTTGACGATGCAGTCCATGTCGTCGCAGTCGCAGTCGGAATAGACTTGCCTGTTCGCAAAGCCTTCATGGTTCCAGCACTGCGACGGATTGTTGGCTGCGACTTCTTCATCTGTCGCCAAGCGCTTGCGTCCGATCCCGCGCTCCCATCGCGCCTTGTGCGCACGCATTTCCTCGGCTTCCTGTTCAGTGCCATCGAAAAGGAAGGCACCATATCCGCCCACGATGATTGTCCACTTAGGCATGGGAGCCTCCGGAGAGCAGGGATTCAAGTTCGTCGGCCATTGCGGCGTCTATCTGCTCTCGCAGGGTTGTGCGATGCGGCTCATCTTCGTCGCTTGCCGTTTGCGCATGAAACATTGCGCGGCTGCCGTGGCGCAGCGGATCACGAACCTCTACGGCCTTAGATACGAGCCAATCCATGCGAATCCCGTCCCGCACCGCGTCTGCGCTGGGCTGGGGGGTGGTGGTTGCGTGGTCGGCCTCGCCGCTTGCCACTAAGGCGATATAGGTGACAGAGCCACGGCCTGCGTCGCCATTCTCTGTCTTGAAAGCCAGCGTATCCAATATGTCAGTGTTCGCATCCTGACCACCAGCCTCCTCTTTAATCGCAGCATCGATGGCATCTCGGAAAGTTGCCCCTTGCCCGCTGCCGCCCATGCCATGTACGAACCAATCGCCATCACCTGGCTGGTCGTTAAGTATTCCGAAGTCGAACTCGTATCCGCCTTGGCGGGCAATCCAATCCAGCCGCTTCGTGTCGTCCACCCCCTCGCCGCTGGCGGCTGAGAGCAGGGATTCCAGTTCGTCGGCTACCCGGCGCAAGAGTTGTGCGGCTGACTTGTAGCGGGCTCGGTCACCGTCATGAGCGCAGGCTCCAGCCACCCCCATTTTCTGATCAGCCTGCGCGCGAAGTTCGGTTACGTACTCCCGCACCGCGTCTGCGCCGGGCTGGGGGGTGGTGTCACCCATGCCTCGCAGCGCGATCAGGACAGATTCGACGCCTTCAAGGCATGGCGCAAACTCTCCAATGTCGCTCTGTTCGGCGCGGGTCTTGACCTCGTCAAGGAAGCTTGGATCAAACGTCCAGCCATCCTTGGGATTCTTGTTCAGCGGCCAGCACTCCCCCCGCTGCTGGGTCAGGGCTTGCTCGATGGCGAGGAGTTTGGAACGAATGCCGAGCAGGTCAAGACCTTTCAGGTTGGCACGCAAACCGTCAGCTGTTTCGTATAGTCCGACACTATCACAAGCGGCAGCCAGCAGGAGACGCTCCCGCTCACTCACCGACGCGGCGGACGGGGGGTTGATTCGCTGGAATAGCTCCTCACCGCGCTTGTGAACATCAGCAATCATTTCGCGCGTCCAGACCTCCCCGCCACTCGCGGCTTGCGCTGCGGCGAGCATGGCGGCGAGGCAGTCATTCCAGCCCTTTGCATAGTCACTGCTAGGACACATGCTGGCCGTCACCGGCTCCGGCATCGTCTGTGCGGCTTGGTTGTTCATTTCGTGTACTCGGTTGTGGTGTCTTCCGGCACGTAGCGGTTACAGCCCTTCCCGCATGGCTGCATGTGGTGACTGGAAACGGTCGTCGTGGAAGGGCAGTTCGCGAAGTAGCGCTCCCGTCCTGCGTCGGTAAACCTGTAGACCCTACATCCATCATGCTCAAACAGAAGCGATACCGGAACATTGGGGTTGTTCGTCCCGCTGGTGCTGACAGGATCGGCATAGCAGCCAGTCAGAAACGCGACGGCGAAAATAATCAGCAGCTTTCTCATTCCGGCTTCTCCTGGCGCAGGGTGTAGAGCTGCTCTGTGAACTTCGCCGCGATGTTGATGCCAGCTTCGCCGAACAGGCCTGCGGCATAGTCTTCAAGTGCTCGCGCGTGCATCAGGTACTCTTTGTGCGGCTGCTTCCGACCAACCGGCACCACCCAAGCCCCCAGCGCGGCGGTGATGGCTACGCGCATTGCCTCGGCTGCGTCGTCACCTTGAATGTCACTGAACGACCCGTAGTTCTTTTCTGCGTAGAACTTATCTTCGGCTCGCATAGCCGCCTCCACCACCCAATCAGGCACGTCTATCTCGGTCATTTCTTATCTCCTGACTTTGCGAGCGAACTAATCGACTCAACCGGGAACCTGTAGTCCAGAGCAGCAACGCCAGCGAGCATGTAGCGGTGGCCGTCAGCCATTGCCTTAGCGGCGCTCTGTGGGTCTTTGGTGGTGATGGAAAACATCGTCTGCGACGCGGCCATGCCGAAAAGGACGCTGGACATGGCGCTCCTTACTGACAGCTCGACCTGCCTATCTCGCCTGGCAATTTCGGTTCTTGCCATGACGTCATCCAGTTGGCGTCGCTGACGCTCGTACTCGTCTATCTCGGTCATGTCGGGTCGGCTCCAGTGAGGGCGGCACGCACGTAACCGCCTACTGTCGGGTGTTCGCTGTTGGTTGAAAGCAGGCGGTCATCGAATGGCCCGTATACCTGATATGCAAGAGCCAGCGCCTCGCGCAGAATGCTCTCCCGTTCAGGAATCGGTGCACGAAACAGCGGCTCTACACGCCAACCAAGATCGGCCATTCTCTCAACGAAGTTTCCTGAAAAACCTTCGCGGATAGCCTTCTCCATTACGCGGCTGCGGATTACATCCATCGATCCTACGTATTCATGGAGCATGACTTCGCCGTATTCTTCGGTATCTGCCACAACAGTCCACGCGGCTACCGGAACCTCGGTCTGTGTCATGGCGCCACCTTGATGCTGTTTGCGTACTGGTAGAGGAATGCGCAGGCGGGACACTGCACCAGGTCTAGGTACTCGTCGCCCGTCATCGGCCCGGTCGCGTAGCAATCGTTCGGTGCGTGGTGATCGCCGATAGCGCGTCGTGCTGCTGCCAGCAACTTCTCCAACTCCCCCACCCGGCGCTCGGCGGCGTCGGCTTTCCGCTGGGTCACGGTCACGTGGTCCTCAACTTCTTCGATGGCATCCGGGTAGCCCCACGCGCTTGACCACTCTGCGGGGCGTCCAGTCACGGAAGTGAACATGTCGCCTAGCGCCTCCTCGGCGCGGTCACGTTCGCCAATCGTGCGGCTATGGGCCTGTTCCTCACGGTCAAGCCGCACCTTCAGATCAGCCACCGCCGCCCGCAGCTCGGCCACTGTGGCGGCGTAGGTGAGCGGCACGTACACGTCGCCATCGTGTTCTGCGATGGCTATCTGCTCATCGGTTGGCTTGACGTTGTAGGTCGCACGGATGAATCCGTCGCGCTTACGCGTCAACATCCACGCAACTACCTTCTCATCCACTTCGTTGTCCTTGGGCATAACCACCTCTTTGGCTGTCTACTTACTTAGACGTAGGCCGGGGTCAGAACCGGCCATCAGAATGATGGATCGAATTTCTTAATAGCTTTCCATAGGCCGAGAGCCGCCATAAACACCTGAAGTCCATGCTCCATGTCATCCGGCGTCCAGACATGCGAGGCGACCGCGCCAGGATGGGTCCGGCTCACGAAGATATTGGCAGCCGGTCCGGTGGCGAATCCAAGCCCTGCCTGATACGGGGCAAGTTGCCAGTGCTGGTCGTAGGCCAGCCGCTTGCCGTCTGTAAAGTCGCCGTCCTTACCCTTGTGGTCTACCGTGATGCCGGTAGACGGGCTGTGCAGATCGACCTTCCCGCCGTAACCAAGCCGGGACCCAAAGGAAACCTCCGCAACCCAGTCCGTGACACCGGGGAACAGGCGGCTCAACTCCTGCACAACAGCGGCCACATGGGGACTGTACCGATCCGGCACAGGCTTACCCTTGAAGTGGGCCTCGATGGCGTCGTGGATGCGCGTGCCTTCGTCTGCTGCGTCCTTGGCCTGCTGACCGCTGTCGGCCTTGATGCGGGCCAGATACTCCTTGTCCGCCTCGCTTTCCAGCTTGGGGAGGGTAAGCGCCGACATGATCCCCTGATCCACCTTCCAGCTTGTAAGGCCCGGCTTGTCAATCACCGACAGGACGGTGGTCACAGAGGGGAGAAGGCCGAGCTTGCGCGCGTCACGTAAGTCCGTCGCCCGAAGTCCGCCCTTCTGCGTTGCCTGCTCATAGCAGGGCTGCCCGTCACGCGAATACCAATGGTCACCCATGAATCACCTCAGAAGGGGAAATTTTCATCATCAACGAAGGCGCCAGGATCGGCGGGCGGATCAAATGCCTGCTTCTTTGCCTGCTGGGCACGCGCCCCGGCCTGTTGGCGAGCTTCCTTCGGCTTCACGCTCAGGCTAAGCACCTTGAATGCGCCGGTCTCCGTGCGTTTCGTCCAGCCCGAAAGCCAGTATTCCTTCCCCTCGATGTTGATGTTTCCGGACAGGTCGGGGTGACTGTCGCTTTCCTTCCTGTCATTCGTGAACAGGGCGCCCCGGTTTGTATTGTCATATCCCATTAGCTTTCCTTCTTGAGTGATTCGATGTACCCGCGCGGGGTTGCCCACGGCGGAAGTTCAGGGTCTTTCTTCCAGCGGCCATACTCGTCAATCTCGACCCATGGTGACGGCAGGCCGTACAGGTAACGCCCGATCCCCCACACGACAGCGGCGCGCTTGAAGGCGTCGGAACACTTGCCCTTCTCGGCCTCTACTTGGGTATCCCCCGCGCCGTTGCCACGCCAAACCCATTCGCCATTGATCCGAATGCCGACCTCGCAGATCAGCAGGCCAGACTCTGCGAGGGGATAACGGCATTGCCAGTTATCAAACCCGCACGCCTTGTCCAGACGCTCCATGACATCACGGGCGTCGATATAGGCGAGAAGGGTTGCTTTCTTCTTGTCCTGAGACTTCCGGCCGATGCGCCATGAAACGGCGGTGGGCGGGAAAGGACAGAGAAGTTTCTCTTGTAGCGTCAACTCCATTAGGAGGCTCCTAGTAGCGATGGGGAACCCGCCCCACCTCGGCCACATGTCTTAGCGCGTCACATGCGGTGAACGATTAGTCTACCTCAGGATACGGGTCTGGCGCAGTGCCAAGATACTCGGCTTCCGTCGCAAACCCTGCGAACGGATGCGTAACCTCAAACGGACGAAGCGGCGCCACCCGGCCACCGCGCGTGCGGCTGGACTGGCAGAAGGATTGCAGCCTCAGATCCTCGTCGCGCCGGTCCAGCAGCGGCATCAGCCTGGGGTCTACTTCGGCGTAGGTTGTGCGGGTTTCAGCGCGCATCAGATAATCCCCTTCACATGCAGCAGGAGTGCGGCCAGCCCAGCCACCATCAGGTAGCACAGGCAGGCGGCGATTAGTTCTCGTCGTGTATTCATTCCACATCCTCCGGCCCAGTCTGGCGAGTTTCTTCTGCGCGCTCAATGATCCGCTCGGCGCGCTCCATAATCATGCGGAAAGCCTTTGCGCCATCGTAGGCATCGCGCCCGCTTGTAAGGTATTCAGCAAGGATGGACGCAACCGCATCGGTGTCGTTCTCGTGCCATTCGCCGAGCAACTGGCCCAGCGTTTCTTTGTAGGATTTCAGGTCTACGGCGTTCTCTGGGTCGGCATCACGGATGTACATGGTTCTCTCCTGTTTCACATACCAACGAGAAAGGCCACGCGCTCAGGCCACAAGATCGCCGAAGCCGCCAGCACCATTACGCAGAAGCCAAGGCCCAGGATGACGCTTGCCAGCGCCGAGCCTGCCCGCGTGTCCCAGAAGCCGGTGTCGTAGTTGTTCATGTGGTCGTCCCCGTTGGTTGGTGTGGGAGAACGATAGCGCGTTCCGACGAGCGGCGCAAGAGGGCCTTGCTAATTAGCCGACGAGTGGTTAATCTGATCCTGCCATAAGGCAATCGCATAACCGGAGACGCCGTGAAATCTGACATGAAGGCAGCTATGGACAAGGCCCGCTCAAAGAGGCTGGAAACGGTCCGCAGGCTGCACAAGCAAGGCAAGACGCCCAAGGAAATCGGCAATGTGCTGGAAGTCTCACGCCAGCGCGCCCATCAACTACTCGCTGAGGCTGGATGCAAATGACCGACGTAAAAAACAGCCGACTCTACAAGACCCTGTGCAAGGCCGTCCGCAAGCAGGACCACGCCGAACTGTTGCGGATGCTGGAGATGGTTAAACCTGATTTGCGTGACTGGGATGGATTTGATGGAGAAAGGCTTTATCTAGCATTTTCATGGTTCAACACTCCGCAAGGATGGGAGTACTGGGAAAATCTGTGCAATCGTCTTCAGGAGGCCGGTCATGACTGCTGGTAGCCGCTTCACCCCCAAGCTAGGCCACGACCCGGAGTACATGAAGGACCCTGACCCTCGCAGCCAGCCCATTCCGTTCGTAATGACGAACGCGGACAAGTCGGATGCTGCTGTCGTTGCGTGCCATCTGGAGGCGTACCGTCGCCGTCAGAACGAGCGTGACGCTGCGCAGCAATTCGTCCCCGGCCTTGTGGTCACGCGGCTGGAGCCTTCCGATCTGACAGAAGAAGAACGCAGGAGCTTCAACCTATGAACAGCGCCCACGACTGCCGCTACCGCCAAGCCCTGCACGACCTACTTGATGCCGACATCAAGAAGTACCTGGAGCGCGGCGGGGAGATTGAGAGGGTGACCGACGCCACAAGACAGGACCGCATGTCGCCTAGCCAAGACGATGCCAACAAGGCCGCATGGGAGAACCGAAATGACCGCTAAGACCCAAGCCCGCGCAAAGGCAGAGCGGGGCATCCGTTCCAGCGAGGAGCATGCAGGCTCAGCATGGCAAGACGAAATGATGCACTGGCTGCGCCTGTACCTGCGTCACCTTCGCCGCAAGTGGGGGTGGGATCACGAGTTCATAATCGAGGATTTCCGCCTGTGGGCCGCGTCCAAGGGAGCGAGGATGCCTGAGGAGTTGCGTGCATTTGGTGCGCTGACTCAGCGGGCGCAGAAGGAAAAACTGATTCGGAAGACGCAGCATTTCTCTCGGGCGCTGAGCAGCAACTACAGTCCGAAGCGCAAGTTCGTGAGGTGCGTATGACCCGCACACCGATGGAGATGTCTAAGCTGAGCCCTGCTGCGCGTTCGGCCGCTATGCGTGGCGGGACTAGCGGCTGGGGCGAGTGGGCCTCCTCTGCCGCCCATGTGCGCTACATGGAGCCGGTACCGTCCACTAGCCGGCGCCGATGCCCCTGCTGCAAGCGACGGGCCACGCACATGAAGATGGCCAACGGGATCAGTCTCGGGCTTGGCTGCGAGCTGTACGTTCGTCGGTGGGTGAAAGGATAACCCCTTGCATCCCCCTGAGAGCATGGCATCATAGACGTGCCGGGTCCGCCAGGCCTCCGTGTGGCAGCGGAGAGTAAGACAGGGAGGCAGTGTCCAGTAGGTAGCGGTTGTCGGCTAACCCGTGTGGGGTACGCCTCCCGCTCCCGTATGGGACTGCCAACAACCGGCAGCCGTTACCTACTGGACATTGACATGGCGCTAACATACGCGCAGCAACTGAAAGATCCCCGCTGGCAACGCCGTCGCCTAGAGCGATTGAGTAAGGCCGAGTTCCGATGCGAACTATGCGGATCTGATACCACCGAACTTCACGTACACCACCCCGAATACTTTAAGGGCCGGATGGCGTGGGAGTACGAAGACCACGAGCTTGAAGTCCTCTGTAAGGACTGTCATAGCAGCCATCATGTCCTAGAAGAAGCCATTAAGCGCGCCACGGTCGACGGGCATTTCAGCGGGCACTTCTTTGCAGGGCTGGTCGCGGGCTTCCTTGAATCGAACTTCGATTTGGATGAGTCGCACTCCATCCTAGACTCCGACGCCTACGCAGATGCGAGACACCTTGGGCACGTCGCCTACTTATATTTCTATTCGGGCGGAAATACTAAGGCTGAGGTAGTCAAGGCTATGGCATTCGATGGCCGAATACTGAGTCCCGTTGACCAGATGGCCGTAGAGGCAGCGGGGGCTAGTGATGCCTAGCCGGATCATCCGAGAGGACATCCTGACCAGTTCCAGGGTAGACGAATTGGACCCGCATGCCGAGGTGTTCTATCGGCGCCTGTTAAGCAAATGCGATGACCACGGCCTGTATGACGCCCGGCCGGCGATCCTTCGCGCGTCCCTCTTCCCGCTCCGGATCGACCGCGTGCGTGAGGCCGACTGTTCCCGCTGGATGGCTGCGTGCCAGAAGGCCGGTCTGATCGTTCTCTACTACCACGACGGCCGTCCGTACTTGCAGGTATTGAACACGCGATGGGCTGCCCGTTCCGAGCCGAAATACCCATTACCTCCATCTGCAAACAATTGCGCGCAACTGCAAACACCTGTGCCCGTTGTCGTTGACGTTGTCGTATCCGAATCCGTAGTCGATACGCCGGTCAAGCCGGCGCGATCTATGCGGAAGACGGCAATGCCGGAAGGCTTCGGGCTATCGACTGCGGTGAAGGAATGGGCGGCGAGGGAGGGCTACAGGGATCTGGACAAGCACTTGGACAACTTAATCGGCTATGCCAGAGCCAACGGAAAGACCTATGCGAACTGGGATCAAGCCTTGATGAACGCCATTCGCGGGGACTGGGCCAAGCTGGGCAACCGGCCCCAGCCACCGTCCGTAGTGCCGATTGGCGCCGCTGCTGCGCTCCAAAGGTCGGAATCAAAGCTGGAGAACGCCATCGGGTTCGCCCGCCAGCAGTTCCAGTTGCACGGCGACCAAGCCAAGCTAGAGGCCGACATTGCGGCCGCGCGTCAAAAGTACGGATGACTTGGCCGGACCAGCCGGCATCCTGCGTTCTTTAGGTAAACGGGAGAGGGAGTCATGGTGTGCTGCATGTGGTGTGACAAGCCGTCCGAGTTCCTGTGTGACGCGCCGATAGGGTTTATTGCAGATGGCTGCACTCGCGACAAGCTTGGGAATGTCGCGGGCCTGTTGGCTGGATCGCGCGCACTACGTGACGGGTACTGGACCTGCGATGCTCCGATGTGTGCCGCCCACCGAAAGATGATCGGCCACATTTGCGGGGAAGACCACGACACGATTGACCGCTGCCCGTACCACGTTGAACACGGTGACGGCAGGCTTAAAACCATGATTGGCTTTGAACATGAAATGGACGGTTGGCGACGAAAGGTCCACGCGGAAATACGCCGAAGTAGGCTGGCCGCATCGAGCTAACCCCGAACATCAGGTAGAGACAGGAGGGTAGGATGAGTGACCTAGTGCAGCGAGCGAAGGAACTGGCCTATCGGGCGCACGCCGGGCAGGTAGACAAGGCTGGGCGTCCGTACATCGAGCATG